ATTTGACGTTTGCAAGATACTTGGGTTCTCCAAAATTTCGTCTTTGTTCTCCAAAAGGTATACAACCGAACGCATCTTTTGGCCGTACTCAAACCCGTCTACAAAGTCTTTTAAATACTGATACAATTCCATAGAACTGCGAGCTTGTGGATTGTAATCTCTTACGTTAAAGTAACGTTGGATTACGATGTTGTTGTTCAAGGTAATCAAGAACTCCATTTTAATTACATCTGTTTCTTTCATAATTTTTTTATTTTTCTATTTGTTGTTTGTGTTGTCTTTTTTCTTTTCTTGTCAATTTCATCAAAGGTCGTATAAATTTTATAAATTCATCATCACTCTTACCGAGATATTTGAAGAATCCATCTTCTGTCATCATACGAATTAGATTTTTGTAACCCCTACCTTCAGGGTCTAAAGTGTCGGCATAATATTGTTCAACAAGTAACCTACCTTCATCAGAAATGAGCGGATTTTGTAAATCCACGATTTTTTTGTTTGTTTGGTAGAATGATTCACCGAATTCTCCGTCTTTTGTTTTTCCACTTACAATATTTTTTAAAGTTGTGTTGTTTTTGTCTTGTTCTAAAAGTTCTTGCGCCTTTGTTAAAATATGGTTATAAGTTACCATAGAATCAAGCATCTCAGGAAAGTATTTTATTACACTCTTTTCACCTAATCTTAATATACCCGAAATATTATCTGATTTATCACCAGTTAATATTTTGAGTGTTAATACGTTATAGTGTGGAAATTCTGAATCACCAAATTTAACTTTATCTCCAACTTTAAATGTGACTTTGGAAATTGGTGAATAAATTGATGTATGTTCACCAATCAATTGAAAATAATCTTTATCTGCCGATAATATTGTTTTTGATTCTTCGTTAGCTATCTGACAATAGTAGGCAATTAAATCATCCGCCTCACATTCAGTTGCTCTTACCTGACGAACAAAACATTCTTCAAGGTATTCTTTTACTCTTTCTTTTTGGGTATGGTATGACTCAAGTTTAAACTCGTTCATACTCTGTCTACGGTTTAACTTGTAGTTAGGATATAATTTACGTCTAACGGCAGAGTTGTCGTCACCGTCCCAAAAGACAATAATTTTGTCGTAGTTGTGTTCATCAATTTGTTTTCTGAGGGTATTGATAAAATGAAAGACACCCCCGATATGGTTTCCTTCCACAAAGAGGTCTCTGACCCCGTGAAATCCGATTTTAAATAGGTTATCACCATCTACTAAGAGTGTCTTCACAATTTATTTTTTATACTGTTTCACTTTCTTTTTCCTCAAACAAGCTGAAATCTCCATCAGCCCCAATAATCTCTTTCCAATACTCAGCGTTTTCTTTCTTGTATTGTTCAATAGATACTTTTTCTTCAGCCGCGTCTTTTCCTGCCAAGAATCCGTGTGGTGTAACAATAATCTTTCCATCCTCATAACCCAAACCATTGATGTGGTTTTTCATAACAGAAACTTTTGTACGGATTGCAAATTTAACAGTTCGTTTGTCTTTGGTTGCAGAGATTTTGTTTGTTCCCGCGCCTTTTTGATTACCAAATAAGAATACTAAAGATGAGTTTAACCAAATGGCTTCACCACCTTTTGCTTTAATCTTTGGTTGTCCAAATGGATTGTCAGGAAGTTCAACCCAAGGTTGGTTAACAATAACCAATGTGTTTTCATATTTTGAATCAGATTTACGAGAACCTGAAATACGTTGGTTGATACCCATTCCAATCTTGTCGGCAAGAACCGCAGCGTTGTGTTGTTTACCACCTTTACCTTCGTAGGTCATCTTACAAGGAACTGAACCCACTGAATCCCAAAGGAACAATAAATCATATTCCAATTCACCTTTTTCTTGAGCATCCAACAAACTATTAATATAATCTGTGATTTGTTCAATGTAAGAAAAGTTGTTATTGAAAATAAAAAATCCATCCCAATCCAACTCTCCTGTTTCGGGGTCAACAACTTCTTCACAATCAAAACCCATAAGTCTTGCGTGTTCAAAACTCCACTTCTGTTCCGTAATAATGAAGACAGGAAGAATATTTTGTTTTTGAGCTGATACGGCAGATTTTACAAGAGCCGTTGTCTTACCTGTATCAGAGTGACCCAAGAACATGTTCAAGTGTCCTATAGCAGGTCCTGGTAGTCCCACAGCATCCAAGAAATCTTTACCCAAGTCAAAGTATCTTTGTGGTTTATACTTCGCTGAAGTTGAGAATTTCTTCTTTACTGAATTAAAATCGTTTTTTTTGATTGCCATATATGTTATAAATTAATCATGTATGGTACCATACAAGATACCATACATGATGTTTTGTTTTATTAGAACGGTAAGTCCTCAGCAGGTTCGTCAAATAATTGTGGGTCTGCAGGAGCTGAAGATGTTGTTTTAGAACCACCCATCATCATATCACCTGAATCACTGTACAAGTATTTACCTGTCTCACTATCCCAACGAGGTTCTTCACCACGAGAGATTGCTTCCAAATATTCCACAGGTTTCTTAGAGTAAACATCATTCCATGTCAACTCATCTTTTAACCACTCTTCCATAACCTTAGCGTTCTCGTGAAGAGGTGCTGGGTCATCATGCATAATGGTTTGGATTGTTGTGTAATCTTTTCCACCAGGAGTTTTAGATTTAACCAACTGTACAATAAGGTCTCTACCTTTTTGTGAATCAGTTACATCACCTTTCTGTCTCCAAATTGGGATGATTTTATCAAGAATACCGTCATTCTTGTAATTGTGTTTGAAACGCCAAAACTTTACACCCTCTTCTTCAGCATCACGGTCAACAACCTTTACGATGTAAAATTTACGGGATTTGTATTGTTTAGCCAATTCTTTATCTGACTCTTTGCCAGTTGCCATCAACTCATCGTAAACCTCATTCAAAGGTGAACGTTCGTTGTCATTTTTACCTGGGTCATAGAATTTTTGCCATTTACCACCCACTTGTAATTCATGGTACCAAACTTCTTTGAAAGGTGAAGAACCATCGGGTGTAGGAAGGATACGTACTCTACGTTGTCCTTGAGATTGCCCTTGTGGAAGAATACAAGCAAAATACTTTTTCATTCTTTCCTCTTGGGACATTCGGTTAGAGTCTCCGAAAGACTGTGTGTTTTTTTCGTACTGTGAAAGTACTGCGTCAAGTGAACTCATCATGTTTTTTGTTTAATTAGATTGTTAGTTTATAAATTATAGTTGTTATTTTTTTGTTCGTCAAATTATTTCGCCAAATAAAAAAGGGCCACAACGTGACCCTTCTAATATAGTAAAAAATTGTAAAAAATCAATTCATTTTAAAGGAAGTACCCGTTGGTTCATCACCATAATTATCAAAAGATTTTTTGATATCTGAAGGTACTATATTTTCAACTTCATCTGAAGTTAACACATATTCATTTTTTCCTGACTTTTCCAAATCTTCTTGTTTGTCTTGAAAAAAATCAGATAATTTTTGATGGAATGGACCGCTATCCAAACTTCTTAATTCTAATTTTTCTTGCGGTGTTTTTGGTCTAGATTGTTCAATTTTTTCTTCCATTGAGTTTAATTTTTCAAATACTTGGTCCATAGAATTTAATTTACTCTGCATGTCCTCAATTTGTTTAAACATCATGTCAAAATATTCTTGTTGTTTGTTTTCAATATTTTTTTGTGAATTTACTAAATCAGTAATATCCAATTCTTCAGAACCACTTTCATTGTCCTCACTATTTCCATCACCATCAATTTTCTCAACCTCAGTATCTGTTTCCGTATCAATAACTTCAGGTGCTGCCGGTGGTGTTGTTAATGTTGGGTCTGCAGGTGCTGCTGGGTCTGCAGGTGCTGCTGGGTCTGCAGGTGCTGCTGGGTCTGCGGGTGGTGTTGGTAAATCACCCAAAGCATCTTGTTCTACAATGTACTTGTTAATAGAATTGTGTCTTTTAATTTCCTCTATAATTTTTTTATCAATAGCCATTTTTTAACCGTTTAATAATTGTTTAACACCTTGTGGTGTTTCTACTTGAACTCTTTTATTTGTTCTCATTGTGTTATCAACTCTTTCAATAAGACCGTCTCTGTCTCTAACTGTATAACAATTACCAGTGTCTAAATCACATACTTCAGTAAATCCATTTCCGGCATTTTTTTCTGTATATCTTGTGTTCTTACCAAGATAATTGTCTAAATGTTGTTTAATATTCATAACTATAGTTTCTCAATAAATATCATTAAAAGTTAACAAGTTTGTATTTGGATAATAATTCAGCCACATTTTCAGCCGCAGTTATAAACGTTTTTCCCATATTTGCATTGGCCTTTTCCCATTTTTCATAATCTTCGTTTGTTTGAAATCTGTTTTGTGGCCAATATCTAATCCAAATTTGATACATATTATCAATATAATCTTTTTTTGTTACCCATTTTGGTGGAGATAGAACTTGTTGATTTTGGTCATTTACTATTAACAATGGTGCAAACAATAAACTTTTTGATAATACTTGTTCATTAAGATAATAATCATTTATAAATTTAACAGAATTTGTAAATGACTCACCAGATGTACCAGTTGTAAATACTGCACTTGGTTGAGCAAATTCATTTTGATTAACTTTACAACCAAATTGTTTTTGAAAATATTTTTCTCTCCCACCATAGTTTATTTGTTTTGGGAAGGTTGCTCCACCTAATGGTGTATTACCTAAATCAAAGTTAAATGTAAATACAGAATTATCATCATGACCATTAACATATGCCGTAAATAACACCATAGCTCTTGCAGGACCAGATGTAATATTATCTCTTATTATTTTTGCCAAATCGGCAAATGATATTGATTGTTGGGTATTTTCAATACCAAGATACTTTTGATATCTTGGATTTGTTGTTAACATATCTGCTTGACATTGTGATATACTACCAGATGAATACTTAATATTATCTTGAACACTGTTACCAATAGTAATAACATTTATTGTTGGTTGTGTCGCGGCAATTTCAGTTTCTTTTTGTCTTTTTAATATCTGAACTAATTGTCCTAATAAATTAGCGTTGATTGAAACTAATTGTTTTGTAATTAATGGTAATGAATATATTGGCATCCTAACACCACTAAAGAATGTTTTAAATTCACCGGCACTAATTGTATGTTCAACTGATTGAATCATATACGGACCTCTAAACATTGGTACGTTTCTTAAGTTAAAATACATTGTTGGTTGAATCATCGCATTACCCATTGACTCTACCCTACATTCATAACTTCTATTTTTATACAAATTATATAAACTAACGTTTTGTGTATTTGTTCTTCTACCACCTGCTGAGTTACTCATATCAGTAATAACTCTATTAGCTTCTGTTGTCGCAGCGGCATTGTTTTGGTCAAGTTGAATACTATAAAAAACACTTTGGTTTCTAATTCCAAAGTCTACATTAAATCCAACAACTTTATTTGATTGTGCCCAATCTGTTTTTGTATTTTTTACTTCTGAAAGTAATGGCATGTCAGATGACCTTGATAAATCAAAAGCATCAGTTCTCCATCTATAATCAGCATTTTCCCTCATATCCAAATGTTCACTTGGTTTTCCTGCGTAATAACAAACAAACTTTGGTTGTGATTCTCTATAATCAACATCTAAAAACGTACCAAAGAGTGAATTTGCCAAGTTATTAGAAGTTTCAGTTCTTGGTGGTGCTCCTTGTGTAACTTCACCAACTCCCCAAAAATTCATATATGCCGGTAGTGGCATCATTTGAAATTGGTTGTCTGCAATAATTCTACTAACAAAATCAATAATTCTTGTATTAAGTGATGTTGTACCTGAAAAGAAATCTTTTAATTTATAAACATCAACTAATACCTTATCACCAATATCTCTATTAGCTCTATCTAAAAACATTACGTCTTGATATAAAGTTCTATCTTTAAATTCACTACCAGCAATCCATTTATCATTAAATGATTTGAAAGCTTCATAAAGTTCAATTTTTGGTTGTAAACCATCAACAGCTGATAAAATTGGTTTTTCAGTTGTTTGTGTTACATTGGGTAATTCTTTTTGTAACGTAGGAATTAACTGACTTAAAACATAATTTAAATATTCATTATTATTTATGTAAAAATTGTTAATTCCTGTTATAAAATCAGTATTAGTATATACACCATTATTTAACGATTTTTGAGTTCCAAATATTTTTATAAGGGATGAAAAGTTTTTAACATTACTTTCAGTAAATTCAACATTTAATGTTGGGAAAAAGTCTGTATAATAACTACCTGAATTTGAATATGTTAATCCTGTTGTTGTTGCAAATCCAACGTATGTTTCCATTGCTTTCCAAGCTTCAGGATACGCTAATTTAGATTGTGCTAACGTTATCTGTGTTACAGGACCGTTAGTAACTGGTACTGTATTTTGTACATAAGCTTTGTATGGATATGGGTCAACAACTTTGTTAAAATTTGTTGTATTTAAAGTTGTAAAAGTACCAAAAACACGTCTGTTAAAATTACTTGGGTTTCCATATTTAAAAACAACATCATAATTTACAAAAGATTGTACCACAGTATTAACCTGACTTAATTGAGCATTTCCACAATCTGTTACATATTGGTCTAAGCTACTTGTTAATGTAATTGTTGGAACCAATAACATTTGTGACATTAATCCTTGGAAGTTTCTATTTGCATAATTTGAATCTAACAAATCTTCAGACGTTAAATCTGTAAATGATTTTGAAAAATTTAAAAACTCCAACTCAAAAGAATCTAAAATCTCAGTTTTGAATGTACCAAAAACATCATCAATTTTTGAATATGTTTGTCCAAATTTGACAACATCTTGAATTGATGTTTCAGGATTAATCTCCTTCATATATTCATTATAACCAGGTTTTTTAATACTTGATAACTCAAAGTATCCAAAATTTGGTGCCGCCCAAAATGGTCTAACAGAACCATTAAAGACTGCTTTATTATTTTGCACTTCTTGTGTTTGTGTTAAACCTGTTATTGTATCTTGAAAACATTCTGCAACAACTTGATTATATATCGTTCCAAAACTTGGCATCAACAAAGTTTTATATTGTTGGTTTGATTTAAATTTTGGTGAGTTTTGAGTTTCAAAAGATGTAAAAAAATTATTAAACTTTAATGTTTGATTTGGTGTTGAACTATAACCATCTTGTGTAGCAATTTGTGTTAGTGGTATATTTCCAACAACTAATCCTTGATTAATAGCTGTTTGTATATCTGTATTAGTATACCCTGTTAATAAATCCTGACCTGTAACTAAGAAATAAGTATCGTTAATGATTTTAGGATAAAACCCAAGATTCATTTGTACTTGTCTTAATGTTAAAGGTGGTGGTGAGATAGTATCCTGACAAACAATATTGTAATTTTCAGTCAAAGATGTAAACGTATATTGTTTTTGTAGTGATGAAGAAACTGGGTCATAAAGATTTGCAACATTAACATCTTTCCAAACCGTATCTAATATATCAACATTAGTTTCAATATATTTTTTATAACGATGCCATATAGAACCATATTTTATAATCCAAGCATATGGTAATTTGTGAACACCACCATATTTTGTTAATGTCGTAAAGATATAATCTAAATCTGTAACATTAGTTGTTGTAATATTTTTATATTTTTCACTCAAAGTTGCCAATGGTAAAGAATTTAAAAACAAATAGGCTGGTAAAACGTAAGGTGTTGTATTTGTATTTGCTCTGTCTTTTTCAACACCATCCTGTAATGCATTGATAAAGAAAGGTGTGTTTAACATTGATGTTGTTTGTAATACATCAACATTTCCTGTTTTGTTTTGGTAATTTATTGGACCTTCAGTAACTAAAAGATTATTACCTAATCGTCTTTCACTGTAAAATTGATTAAATGCCGCCAAGGCTCCTACTGGTGCCGCACCTGTAAGATTTCCCGACCCACCAATGGTCAATGTTGGTTGTGGTGTTGTCAGTGGTTGAATGATACAATTATTAACAAATGGTCTATTTTCATTAAGAGAATCAGGATTTTGATAGTTCGTAATGTATCTTTGAGTGTCATTTAAAAACAAACTTTTTGTTGTATCAAAAACATTTCCTTTTGATTCTTTAACATTTGCCAAGTTTTTATTTTGCCAATCAACACTAACAAACGGATACACATCCATTATGTTTGTTTGTGTGGAGGTTGACGATTTAATATAGTTAGATAAATTACTTAATGATTGGA